GTGGCAATGGCGGGCGATGAAATTGTGATGCCGCCCAACGCCATGATGATGATACATAACCCATGGTCGGTAGCCGTTGGCGAATCGAGCGATATGCGCAAAGCTGCGGATGTGCTTGATAAGGTGCGCGACAGCATGCTTGCAACGTACAAGGCGCGCACCGGCAAAAGCGAAGACGAGTTGCGCGAAATCATGGACGCCGAAACGTGGTTTAGCGCTGCCGAGGCCGTTGAAATGGGTTTTGCCGACCGTATAGACGACGGGGCAACGGTTGAGGCCAGCATCAAAGACGGACTGCTTGCCATGAATGGCGTAGTTTTTGCAAGCGTGGGCGACCTGCTGAAAAACGGCCAGCCGGTGCAGGCCGCAACAGAACCAGTCAAGCGCGGGGCCGCAACCAGCGAACCTGCAGGAAAAACCGTGGAGGAAAAAATTATGAATATTGAAGAGCTTAAAGCCCAACATGCCGACCTGTATGCGCAGGTGCTGGCAGAAGGGCAGGCCGCAGGTGCAGCAGCCGAGCGCGCGCGCATGCAGGCTATTGATGAGATTGCCGTTGCCGGGCACGAAAAACTTGTTGCCGAGGCAAAGTACGGCGAAAAACCTATCTGCGCTGCCGACCTTGCCGTTGCCATTGTGAAGGCTGAAAAGGCCGCCGGTGCAGCGTTTTTGCAGGGGCGTGCCGCCGATGCGCAGGCAGCCGCCATTGACAACGGCGATACCGCACCGGCTGTACCGGACGAGGACGCCGAAATCAACGCGCTGGCGAAAGCCGCCGTTGCCAACATCCGCCGTTAAGGAGGCAGGAAAATGAGTGAGTTTTTTACCCCTGATAAACTGTTTGCGGGCCATGTGATGCCGATTGTTACCGAAAAGGGCACCGTTGCCAGTGGTGCCGGTAGCGTTGTGCGCGGTACCGTAATGGGCCGCATAACCGCCAGCGGCAAACTGGTGCCGGTTGACAGCGGTTCCGCCGACGGCAGCGAGGTGCCGTATGGCATTATTTGCGATACTGTCGACGCCACCGCAGCTGACGTACCCTGTGCCCTGTACATGACGGGCGAGTTTAACGAGGCCGCCCTCACGTTCGGCGGCACCGATGACGCCGACACCCACCGCGTTGCACTGCGCGGGCTGGGGATTTTCCTGAAACCCACTATTTCCGCGTAAAGGGGGAAATACTATGGCAGTATCGATTTTTGACACCCGCACTATGCTGCGTATGCTGGAAAACATGCCGCAGCCTAAAACGTTCCTGCGCGATATGTTTTTCCGCAATCGCGTAACGTTTGACACCGAATACGTGGACATTGACATCCGCAAGGGCAAGCGCCGTCTGGCCCCGTTCGTGTCGCCGCGCATCGGCAGCCAGACAGTTGACCGCACCGGCTACCGCACCGAAACGTACCGGCCCGTAATGGTTGCGCCGGACACCATCACCACCGCCGAGGACCTGCAGAAGCGCGCGTTCGGCGAAAATTATTTCGGCACCATGACGCCGGACCAGCGCGCCGCGCAGAAACTGGCCGCCGATATGGTCGAACTGGACGACATGATTACCCGCCGCGAAGAGTGGATGGCCGCGAACGCGCTGTTTGCCGGTGCCATTGACATGGTTGGCGAGGGCGTCGACCAGACCGTTGATTTCGGGCTGACCAACAAAGAGGCACTCGCAGCCGGTGCACGCTGGAACGAGGGCACCGCCGACATCATCGGCAACCTGACAGCGTGGTCCCGTGTGTGCCTGCAGGGCAGCGGTTATAAACCGACCCATGCAATCATGGGCACCGACGCCGCCGACGAGTTTATGCGCAACGAAAAAGTGCAGAAAATGATGGACCTGCGCCGCGTTGACGTGGGGGCAATCAACCCCGCCGAACTGCCGCAGGGCGTGACCTACATCGGCAACCTGCGCGGCCCCTCGCTGGGTATTGATATCTATACCTATGAAGAGTGGTACTACGACGAAGCAGCGGCTACCGAAAAACCGATGGTGCCTGCAAAAAGCGTTCTGCTCGCCAACCCCGCCGCGCGTATGGACATGCTGTACGGCGCCGTTGTTGACGTAAACCGTGGCACGTTTGCCCTGCCCCGTGTGCCTAAGTCGTGGACGCAGGAAAAGCCCAGCGCTCGCTTTGTGCAGGTTTCATGCCGCCCGCTGCCCGTGCCCCACGAAATTGACTCTATTTTCGTGGGTACCGTGCTGGCGTAGGGGGGTGCGCTATGAAATTGCAGTTGGTTGGTGCCGTGCGTGATGAGCGCGGGAGGCATGAGCCGGGCACGGTGGTTGCATTTGATGACGGCGAGGCGCACCGGCTTATTGCGCTGGGTGTAGCGGTTGCATATGTAGCCGAACAGCAGGAAGCGGATTACGAACCGCAGGAAGCGGCAGCCCAACCCAAGCGCAAGAAAAGAAAGTAACCCAACGGGGCGGGTATTGCGCCCGTCCCGTTTTTTCATTACAGGGGGCCACGTATGGCTATCAATGAGTTGACGTTCTCTGATGCTGCAAAAAACGCCGGGCTGGACGCTGTTGCGGCGCTGTGTGCGGGCGGTAGCCTGACAATTTACAGCGGTACGCGTCCCGCGAAGGGCGGCGCTGAAACAACGGCGTTGTGTGTGTTTACGCTGCAAAGCCCCGCCGCCGGTGCAGCCGCAGGCGGTGTGCTCACGTTTACCCGCCCTGATGATGTTATTGCCACGGCCACGGGCACCGCAACGTGGGCGCGAATCAAAAACAGTGGTGGCACGTTTGTTGCCGACATGGCGGTTGGCTCCACCGGTAGCGGTGCTGCGGTTGAAATCAACAGTACCGCCATAGAGCAGGGGCGCGCCGTGTCGTGCGAATCTGCGGTTATTACCGACCCCGACCCCGCATAGGCGGCTATAGTATGCGCCTGTATGTCTGTCCCATAACCGGTACAGGGTCTGAGGATGACCCTTATCGCCCTGTATGCAGCGGGCTTGTATCGAAGTGGAGCAAGTGCGGCGATTCAGAGGGCGGCGTGGTTGTCCAGTGTGCGCCTACAGACACGGAACATGACGCCATGCTGGCCGCTGGGTGTGTAGAGGTGGTGCAGTAATGAGCGTTATCTACTCGGATGATTTTTCCGGCAGTTCCGACGGAACGCTGCTGACCACACATAATCCGGCATGGACAGAGACAGCCAGCAGTGGCGGTCATGGCACCATCAGGTCCGGGGTTTGTTATGACCCCGGCGCGCATTTCACCCTCAATGTGCTGACCGGCATTGTGCCGCCCTCTGCTGATTACGCCGTTGAAGCGGTTTTTGCGCGCAAGGCCAACCTGACGCGGAACATTTATTTGTGCGTCCGTTGTTCTGCCGACGGGAACACGCACTACGCATTTTATCACCAGCGCAGCGGCAGCGCGATTCTGCGTAAAACCATTGACGGGAGCAGTACAACACTAGGTGAGGTTGTGCGGAACATACCTGAAAATGGTTCAGAGACGTGGCGCATTGCTATTGAGGGGACGCGCATACTGTGCAGTATTGACGGTGCGACGATTTTCGACGTTGACGACACTGCTATTTCAAGTGGTCTCGTCGGGCTGCACTTCTACACGTATCCATACGATTCGACTGTCGACGGCCCCGTAGTTGACTCGTTCAAGGTTGAGACGCTGGACGAACCGGTTAACCACATAGTAACAATTGCCGGTGTGCGCCGCCCGCGTACCGGCGCGGTCGTTGCGGGTATTGTGCCGCTCCGCGCGGTTGATTTCAAGGCCACCGTGGGGGCTGATGTGATAGATACGTTTCTGAATACGCTTGAGTTTGCCGACACACATACGATTAACGGTATACAGATGCCCGCCGTGGTTGACAGCCCTGTTTTTACAGAGCGGCAGGCGCGGAGCCAGAAAGACTATGCGGACGGCATATACACCGACCGCAAGGTTGTGTATGTGTCGGCTGCGGCGTTTGGCGTACGGCCTGCGCTGGGCGAACAGCTTATGCTTGACGGGGCGCGGTTTATAGTAACCGAGTGCACCGACGAAATGGGCATGTATGCTATAACAGTTGAGGCGAGCGAGTTTTAAATGGCTATATCTGTTTTCCAGTTGGGCGCGGCTGATGTTGAGCGCGCGCGTGCACAGCTGGGGCACATAAAGGGCGGTCCCGAACGCGCTATTGCGGCTGCGCTGAATCGTGCGGCGGATATGGCGAAGGCCGAGGCGATACGCAAAGTACGCGATATATATACAATTAAGGCGCGCGATGTGCGGCAGACGATGCATATAAGCCGCGCAAGGCCGGGCGACACAACGCCGACGGCGATTATCAGTTCAAAGGACGGCGCGTTGCCGCTTGATAAATTCAAAATGCGGCCAACGCGCCCGTCGAAAAAGCGCCGCGAAGTGCAAATTGAGGTGCGCAAGGGCCGCACAAGGGGCATGGGGCGGCGCAATTTTGTTGCGCAGATGCCTAGCGGTAAAATAGGTGTTTTTGCCCGCACCGGCGAGTGGCGCACAATGCGTGCAGGCCGCTATGCCGGGCAGGTACGCGAGGCTATAAAAATGTTGTATGGCCCGGCAATACCTGTTATGTTGGGCGTGCCTGATGTGGCTGATGCTGTTACTGCCCGTGCCGGTAGTGTTGTGTTGGATAGATTGGAGCATGAAATCGGGCGTTTATTTGACAAGGGGCGCAAACGATGATTGAGTTGTGCAACGCTATTGAGGCGCACATAACGGATGCTGTAAAGGACCTGCGTATGGCGTACCCGCGCGGCGAACCGCGCCCGCCGCAAGTTGTGCATGGTTTTTTACCGCCCAAACAGCGAGGCAATGATGCCGACGACGACGCGCCGTTTATTATTGTGCGTCCGGTTGACGGCAGCGATGGCGAGCAGGATAGTACCGTAACCGTCGCCCTGATTTTTTCGGCGTATGCTGAGGACGAGCGCGGGGTTGACGAGGTTTTGCATGCATTATGGCGCGTGCGTAACAGTTTGCTGGCCAAACGTATGCTTGAAAACCGCTTTGAAATGCGGCTCCCGCTTGACTGGCGGGTATACGAGGACCAGCCCGCGCCGTATTGGTTCGCGGCAATGGTGACGCGCTGGGTTATCAACCAGCCACAACGACAACTGGAGGGCTTTGTATATGGCTCAGAAATCTAACAAAAAAACGGCACCCGCAAAACGTGAGCGGCTGGTGTATTGCGGGCCTAACCTGCCCGGCGGTCGCCTGCCCGCTTTTACGGTTTTTGCCGGTGGCATACCCGGCAACGTGCAGGCAATCATCGCCGAGTGTGCGGACGTGCGCGGGCTGATTGTGCCCGTTGACCGGCTGGCCGCAGTGCGTGCGCGTATTGCCGACCGCACCACAGCCGAGGCGGCGCTTTACGCTGCCGTGCGCAAACATTTCAACGTCTAGGAGGCTAGGCAATGGCTTATAAACACGGCGTCCATATCTATGAGCAGCCGACCAGTATTGTGCCGCCCGTGCGCACGTCTGCCGGTCTGCCCGTAGTTTTCGG